ATTAGCATTTGGAGCAGTACTTCCTGGAAATACCGCCATGCCAGAGGTACCAGTACTTACACGAACAACATGTAGAGCCTCACCATATGCTAGGAAATTTGATGCAGTGAACCAAGTCTCTGCGTTTAGATTTGTTGGTTTCTGAAATGAATTAACGAGATCAGGTTCAGAAGTAACAAGAACCCTCTCACTGACTGGACCCCAACGGAATACGCCAGCTAGAGCAGCCTCTGTCGTTGATACTCCAGGAATACCAGTAGAAGCATCAATTTCAGAAACAGTCACTCTTGGACTAATTGTGAACATGGGAATCTCCTTTTCCGCCCAATCTTCTAGTAGTTTCTAGTATTTATAGGAGGCGTTCCCTTACCACGAACCCATCCAGTTCCATCCTGGTGGCGCTTCTGGCTCAACCTCTATTTGATCTTGATGGTCGTCTAAAAACCCAAATGGAGTTAGATCGGATTCAATCTCTTCATCAGTCTTCTCGCGAAGTCTCATCAGCGTGTTGATATCTGTATATTCTTTAAAGAAAGTTTGTTGAGTCATCCATGCAAAGAATACGAGTCCCATGACTAAGTCATCGTGTTTTCCTGCTTCAGCACAATATTGCTTTCCCTTAAGAGAGAAAGTTGATAATTCACCGATAGTCTCATGGTCATTGATGATTAACTGTTTTTGTTCAATCATCAATTTAAGCATAGCGCACCCAGTTGATTTTACTGGTTGCGTTGTTCTAAGACCCATATCGAGACCCTTACTACCAAATCCTGCCGTAATTCTCTTTCCAGCTCTTCCTGCATTTTCGGTGAAAAGAAGACCTTCATATTCATATTCTTCCCAGATTATTCGAGCGAGTTCCTCTCCAAGATCATTTAATTCTACTAGACATACTGCATTGTTGTATGTTTTTAGTGTAGCTAGAAGAAGTTTCGCATAATCTGGAGGAGCCATTACATTGTTTCTAAATGCCACTACTTGTTGATATGGCATTTTGGTAACATCAATTATACTAAATGCTGAATAATCTAGTCCCTTACCTCGAGAACAATCAACTAGAGCAACATACATTCGTCCGTCTTCTGGATTAAAGTATTTGTATAATCCTTGATCCTGATAGATTGGAAGTTTATGGACCATATCGGAAAGAGTCTGTCCATTAATGAGAGTATTAGAACTTCCAAGAAATTGAACGCAATATTCCTGATTGAACTTCTCAATGTTATTAGACATTCCCTTGAGAACTTCTTCTTTCCATTTCTCATCACGGCCAGGAACATCATACCACATAACCTTAATTGGGTTATAGTCATTCCTTCTAGCTTCAACCTTTATGACTCCATCAGATTGAATTCCAGTTTCAACCCATAATTTGTGAAAATGGTTTAATCCTAGAGGTGTAGAAACTAGAACTACTTTTGTAGACTTACCAGCTGAAATAGTAGGGAAAACCGAAGTGAAAAATTCATCCCATCCCTCGATGTGGGCCGCCTCATCGATGAATAGCATATTGATAGTATATCCACGAATAGTATCGCTGGAAGTTGAACCAGCTAAAACTCGACTTCCATTTTCTAAAAGAATAGAACCTTTATTCCATTCTACAACTCCTTGTTGTAGCCATTTTGGAAGATATTGATAAGCTAGTTGAACTCTTCCTAGAATTTCTCTAGCGGTATCTCCTTTGTTTGCTAAAAGAGCTACAGTTTTTTCTTTACTGAATAGGATATACCAAAGAATAAATCCACAAGTGGTTGTTGACTTTCCTGCTTGACGAGCAGTAGCAACAATAGTCATACGATTATCAGTGTATGAATGTATCATCTCTTTCTGATAATCATACAAATTAAAATTTACTAGTCCATGATCTACATTGATAATTTTCATGTATGTTTCGATAAAATATATCGGATCTTGCATGCACTTCGCATATTCCTGAACTCTATCTGGAGTCCATTCAATGTTCTCACCAACTCTCTTAAGGAGTGGATTTCCGAAATATCCTTTAGATATCTCAATGTCTTCGAGAGGAGCCTCGACAGTTAGTTTAGGGGTTTTTTCTTCACTCATTATTTTTCTTGTTCATATTTTCAAGTATTTTTTGAATCTCTGCCGTTGAACCAACAAAAAGATTATTATTCGTGATTCCGCCCGTTCCTTTAGTGTGTGGAACATCTTTTGGTTTCAAATCTAATTTCTTCTTATGAAGAGATATTTTATTCATGTTCAAATCAGCAATTGTTTTGAGTAATGTTGATAAAACTTCAAATGCTCTTGGATGTTGTGATTGTTTAGCTATGATTATGATTTCATTGAGAGCATCCGTTCCTTTCTCGATATAATCGGTAAAGTTTGCATGGATCTCATCAAAATCTAAATCTATAGCTTTTGATTCTTCTGTGGTTATCTCATAGGGAACTAGAGCTTTTGGTTCTTCTTCTGTTGGCTCGTCATTCATTCCTAGAGCTCTCTTGATTATGTCGTCACTCATGAGTGTCTATTTGGTCCTGGTATGATTTCGACCACATATCCCCACGAATTGGTCGAACTTATATTAGCGATTGGAACTGAATTGGCTTCTATAGTTGTGGGTTGTCCATTGGCGGTAAGACCTGGTTGAACATAAACTTCTTCCATAAGATCTCGAGTATCAGTGTCTCTAATATCGGAATAGACTTGTTTGATCATTACTCGTGGAGTGGTTGTAATTGGTCCTCCAAATTCAGCTTTCATTAGAAACTTTAGAGTCCATAATAGAGATCGTCTATCTTCGAATTGTCCAAATGAATTATCAGTAAAATTTATATCACTTAGTATAATTGGAACGTCAATCTTATAGTTCAATGGAGCATCCATTGTCACCGAAAGAGTAAGAGACGGAGTAAAGAATGGAAGTATTTGTTCTAAAACCATAAGCCCATCTTCTTCTTCTTTAGAATAGATGAATAGAGTGAATTCAATATTATATGGAATGCCTATAAATTGAGTTTTGGTTCCAGTTGAATCTGTTATACATCTCTCGAGAGTAGTTTGCAATTTTCTACTAGCATCATACATGGGAGGTCCATGTTCAAATGCTATCGCCGGACTAAAAGCAGCTACTTTTCTAGAGAGATCTGGATCTGAGTTAAGTCTATCCAACATCTTATCCATTGATGAATACATTAATGGGATCTTTAGAGTTTGAGTAGTTGTATCATCTCTAGTTCTAGTTATGTGTATATCATTGAATATCGTTCCAAATATAGCGATATACTTTCTAAAATATGCGTAATAGAAATTATGACCAAACATTAAGTGGTTCCTCCTTGTGATAGAGGATCATCTTCTGTCCAAGTTACAATAGTATTTGATACACTCTGAATCTCATCACTTTGATCTGTCCAATCTTCTTGTTCATTATCTTCAATATCGTCAAAGTTGTAGTATGTTGGAATAGAATCGATATCAGGAATTCCAGTATTGAATCTCTCTCCATTATACTCGAGAAGTTCACACTCTAAATCCCAGACCATTAATTTTCCGAGTTGATAAAATACAGACTGGTGTTGAACAAATTTAATTTCATAAGTTTTTTTATCTAAAGGAAGATATACGAGATCTCCTTCTCTCGGTCTTACCATTCCCGTAATAGATTTAAACACACTCTGAGATACTGTAAATACGCTCTGATCTCTAATTTCGAGGCCGAGTTGTTCAGACATAAACTTTCCGTCTCCACCAAATTTCATGTTACTCTTAAGATATACTTCAAAAGTGTAGGAAGTATTGAAAGTACTTGATGGAGATTCTCTGAAAACTTCATCAAAATCATCTAATTGTCGCACAAGATAGTGCGTATCAAACCCATAAAATTTGATGCTCTCGATTATTAAGTTCTCAATCAGAGTTTGTTCATTATTAGCAGAATAGAGATTGATATATGGATTCGTCGGCATTCTTAGATTCTAAGCTTTCCCTATTGCCAATCTTCTCCTGGTGAGACTGGGTTTCTAAAGTGTATTTTAAGCAATCATGTCAGACACAGGAAGTGAATAAGAGATAATCATCTCTTCTTCTAATTCTTGTATTTCTTTTATAGCTTCATTGTATAGTTCTTGACCATTAAGTGTAACTCCTCCAGGAAGTTCAATATCTCCAAATTTCTTAAGATTACTTCCCCATTGTCTCTTGATAAGAGCAGTTCCATATCTTAAAAGCCAACGGTCAGCCCAAGCATCAGTATAGATATCAGGGTCTACAATCCAGTATGCTTCAACGACTAGATATTGCCCCACTTCAAGAATATCCCAATTCATATCAACATATAGACGATTCATGTGTCTATTATATCGAATAGGTTTAACTCCCACAAGAACTTCTTGAAGAACATTCAAGTGTTGCATCATCATGTAGAATGGAACTACATCAAATTGAGTTAGAGTATAAAGATCATTTAGAGCGATCTGATATTGAACATTGAACATATTCGCTTGACCACTCATATACCAACCTAATGGAAAGATATTTACAGCGCCAATAATATTTCCTGGCATTATAATATATTTGTTATCTTTGTCTTGTTGCGTAATTTGATACTTGTAATAAGTCTTATCACATCCATCAAAGTGATAGTCCCAATAATATCGAAGAGCTTCGTCAATACGGTCATCTACTTGATCGTCAGACACATCAATATTGATGACTGGCTTCCCCAAATTCTTGAGGCAATATTCTTTAAAGTCATCTCTACTAGCTGGTTTAGACATTATTGTCCTCCTAATTTGTACTATTTAGGAACAAGAATCT